CCCATGGCATTAGCCAGCCGTTACCAATGAAGGGAATGCACAGAGTGCCAACCCTGATGTCGTCGTGAGCGTGAGTCATAGGATGGACTCCATTTCGTCGATGTAGAGGCCCTGAGCAATCAGGCGGCTACGGCGGGCGGCACGTTGAATGCACTCCTGCCGCCTACCTTCCTGCGATTGCTCAATGGCGCGCCTGGTGAACAGACGCGATTTGCCCTGAGGTGTAATGACCTTTGGCTTCGTGACCAGGTCGAATGTCCGATCGCAGATGCCGTCCTCGTTGATCCATTTTTCCGACTCAACGATCTGCGCTATCTGTCCGGAGCCGCGGGTGATTCCGTTGGCTACCCGGTTAAACTCGATGAGCGTTACACCGAACTTCTCGGCGATTTCACTACCGGTTACCGGGCGGCCGCGCGTCTGAATCATCCAGATAACGCGTTCACGGAGACCGGAGAATTGCCCGGAGCGCCCGGGCCTGCGGTAGAAGGGTGTGCGTTTCATGCTGCACGCTCTGTGATTTTCTGAATTTCCGATTCCAGATCTGCAAGGAAGTTCTTAACCTCAGACTCGATTTCGCGCGCCAGCTCTTCATTGAAATGAATGCGCTTCTTGAAATAGGCGAGGTCAGGCGGCAGACGATCATCGAAACTAACGAAATCACACCATTTCCGCCCGGTGCACATCATCTGCGCATGCATTTGCAGCACGTACTGGCGTTTTGGCTCGCCAGTCTTCAGCGTTTCAAGATGTGTCCAGGTGTTGGGGCATTTGATTTCGATAAGCCCGTCGTCGTTAACAAGTCCGTCCGGGCTGGCTGCGAATCCGGGTATGGTTGGGTGATCGATGAGTCCAACTTCAGTGATTTCCGCATCGAACTCATTCAGCGCGTACATTTCGCGGGCCACTGGCTCAAGTTCAGTGCCGCGCATCATCGCGGCATTCGAAAACCCTTCCTCCAGCTTCCCGGTCAGCCGTTGGCAAATGAGCTCGGCCATGTAGTTCTGGCGGCTGGTGGAGTAGCCCGACTTAGTCCGGGCCATGACATCAGCCAGGCGACTGGCAGTGACCTTGCCGCAGCGCGCAGCAAACCATTCAGGGGTGCGTTGCTCCATCATTCAGCCTCCGTCTCTACGACATGGACAGGTTCGGCGTTGTCGACAGCAAGACTCATGTCATACATGCGTCGCTTCTCAACTGCGCCGATCACCTGCTTCTCTTCAGCGCTCAGCGCTACCCAGAATTCCTGATACTTAACGGTTCCAAGGCGCGCGGCGGACTCACCTTTTGCGATCAGATCCGGGCGACGGCTATCTGATTCATGGCCCGCATGAACCTCTGCCGTTGTTCCTTCAATCACTCGCTCTGCCTCGTCCTGGTCGAAGATGCCAGCGAAACCAAAGGCCAGCCGCGCGCACTGGATAAGCGTCTTGTGGCGAAGCATGCGGGTAGGGTGGGACTGCCATGGCTGAGTGTTGCGTTTACACTCTCCCATGTACTCAGTGACAATGGTCGGGTGCTTACGGTCTTTGCGGTAAATCTTGCAGGTGCACGCGCCTTCTTCTTTGTCGTAAGAGAACTCCATGCCGTCGAACTGCGGATGTTCGTTGATAATGCGGGCCCATCCATCAACGCCGACGACTGGGACAATCCCGCCTTTATCTGGGAATGCGTAAATCTCTTTCGTCCATGGGTTCAGGCCGTACTGGTTGGCGACGATCAACAGGGCTGTAAACTGCTCGTCCGTGACGTTGCCACCTTTGAACGCTGTATTCTTCAGCGTATTCATCAGGTCTGTACCGGCATCCATGCCGAGGCGAGCGGCCAGTTTCCCGGCCATGGTGGAAAGTGCAGTACTCATTGTTAAATCCCTCAAAAATTAAAACGGGCAGCCGGTTCGGTGCTCCCAGTCGTATTCCGCCTGGGCGTAAGCAACTGCCGAAATGAAATCGTTGTAGGCCTCGCCAGCTTTATCGCTGCGAAGTCCTTCGTATGGGCTGGAGTCAATCGGAACTGAGAAGTGGAAGAGGCCGGACGGCTCTTTCGGCATCATGTCGATGATTTGCTGTGCCCGGTCGTCGATCCACTTCTCTTTCTCGTCGGTGAGCTGCTGCTCAACCCAGCGCCGATCTTCGATGCGGTCGTAAGTGAGGAATGCGTTCATGGTTGCCTCAGTAATGAATTTTCGCGCAGGGGATCAGGTCATCTTTTAGAGCGGTAAGAACTTCGATAGCCTGTTCGCGGGTTAAGCTGGTGTGGCTGGTGAGCGCGTTAACGATGTTGGTGCCGACCGTCTTGCGGTGTTTCACGTCAGCTTCACGCTTTGCCTGCTCATCGGCTATGCGCTTCTCTTCGGCCAGACGTTTCTCTTCTGCCTGTTTTGCCTTGAGGCGCTCAGCTTCCACTGCCGCGGCTTTTTCGCGTTCTGCCCGGGCTTCTGCTTCCTGCTTCTCGCGTGCCGCACGCTGTTCCGCTTCAATGCGCTGGCGTTCCGCCAGTTCAGCGCGGGCTTTCTCTTCGGCTTCACGGCGCGCTGCGGCTTCAATCTCAGCTTTGTGCTTCGCTTCGGCATCGCGGCGGGCTTGCTCTGCCGCTTCACGCTTAATGCGTTCTTCGTGCTCACGCTGAGCCTGTTCCGCCAGGCGGCGCTGCTCTTCGCGGTCACGGTCAAACTTGTCATTCATCAGCAGAGCCATTTCGTGGTCTGCCTCGATCTGCGCGGCGCGCTGGTCATCGAACATCTTGTTCATCACCAATGCTTCTTCGTGCATAGCGTTCCAGGCTTCTTCCACCCGGATTCGTTCCTGCTCAGCTTCCCATTCGGTTAGAGGACGGCGCACTTCATCCTTAAGCGCGTCCAGCCGCTCACGCACAATGCGGCGGCTTTCGTCGATCTGCTTAGGCAGGGCTTTAAGCTCAGCAACCAGATCCTTTCCGGCGTTGTCGATGTAGGTTTTTGAACGGGCAACCTTATGCGCCATGGATGCGATAGCGTCACGGCCTTTACGGGTCGACACATCCGGTACCAGGCTGCGAGCTTCTTTCTCAATCGCCTCAATAATCGGGTCGAGTTGCTCTTTGGTGGTGAATACCGCCATTGCGTTCTGTTTCTCAATGACGACTAAGTCAGTTACTTCGCTCATGGTTTCTCCTGAAATTTGGATGTGCAGATCCCGCCCGCAGAAAGCCAGGCCGATCGGTTGAATAGGGTGGTTGGTATCAGTGAACCATTGGCTCGCCGCGCTCATTCAGCAGCACAACGACGGAATCACTTTTGATGATGGTTTTTTCGAATATGTTGAAGGCGTACAGGCCTTTCTCAACGTTCGCAGAGGCGCGATAAGTTTTGCCGTGGTGTTGCAGCATTGTGCCCGGTAAAACCTCGCTACGCGGCACTGATGCGGTTCCGTAGTGCATTCCAATCATATCTTCACCTCAACCTGTTTCAGGAGGCCAGCGATATTCATCTGTTGGCGGTTAAGCGTCATCTTTTCACGCGGGTTCGATACCAACGTCAGCTGCCACTCGTTATCGTTGAGCTTTTTGGCGGTGTACTGCTTGCCGTTGTGGGTGACTATCATGATGCCTCCCGCTTTTCTTTGATGTCGGCGCGGAGGTGAATCTCTTTCCCATCAGCTGTCGGGAATATAAGGATGTCATCACGAACCGCGAGAAGATGGGCCACTGCAAATAGCGCCTCGTCTGTGACATCAAATTTCTCACCAGTGAACTCACGAACGCCTGGCGCCAGTTTGCTTGGCTTTGACCGACCAGCAAAGATACGCTTAGTCAGGCCTGAAAAACCTACTGTGATTGGGTTGCTCATAAATCCTCTTGGCCTTATCGCGGCGAACGGAACGGTTAATACAAGACTTCAACGCATTTATTCAGTGTTTCAATGGGCGGTGGATGGCTGCCGGTTGTCATAACGAAACAGGCTCTTTGAACCCGTTTGGGTATGAAAAAAGCCGCTGGTTAAGCGGCTCTGTTTTTCTGATTTTCAAGCTCTCTTGCAATCATGGCGGTTGTCCGTATTGCCCATCGATCGACAATCTTTCCATTCTCTCTCACCAGAGACATTTCCTCTGGTTTCACCATGCACTCTGCATCAAGCTTGCACCCTTTACATTTTGGGAACTGGCTACACCACTGATTGGTGTCAGTAGTCGTATTCATAGGGATAATCCTGGTACTGGCTCATGTCATCCTGCGGATGCTCGTCAAACTCTTCAATTTCGTCTTCCATCGCCTTACCCTCTGTCGTTACCCGCTGATGCGGGAGAAATGCTTTGGTGCTGGCTCCCCACAATGACGCAGGGAAGGCCGTCGTCGCCTTGGTGAGCCATTACCTCACCAACTAGCTGATAACCGTCTGCCAGCCCAAAACATTCCAGTTAGTGCCGGGATATTTATCCACGCCCGGCGCGTGGTTTCCCTGCTTTCCACAGACAAAGGAAATTGATAAATTGGTTATTCCACAGACAATTAAGGACTAATAATGGATGTAGGATTAATCATCGCGTCCCTTAAAAACGGACTTGGTGCTCTCTCGACGATCCAGAGTAACGAGGTGCTCCGCGAACGCATCGCTTTCATTGGCGAGCAGATTGACGTACTTCAGAAAACCCATGCTGCCACCGTAGAAGAACTTGCCCAAGCGAAGGCCAAATGCGTAGAACTTACGAATGAGATAGAGCGTTATCGGGCACAGGAGCAATTTGTCCAGCATATGGGAGCGGCCTTTAGAAAAGATGCCTCTGGTGGCTATGCAAGGGCGGTTTATTGTCCCAACTGTTTTAAAGCGGTCGGTTCTTTCTTCGACGATTTTACTTACCATTGTGAATCCTGTGGTTGGTCATCATCTTTTTTGGGAAGAGATCTCGATAGTGTGATGAAAACCCTCCCGTAAAATGTCAGGCGAGGATCACTCCCTCGCCACCTCTCTTTGTTTACCGCCAGCCCCTCGCAAAGAGCTGCTGGTAACTCGTTTAGCCATAATTGCCGCTCTTCCTGAGCCCGCCTATGGTCCGACGCATGGTTTACTGTCGCGCCGTTCGACTGACCGAATCTCCACTTCGCCGCTGGCTAACTTCGCTCAGCTGTCGATGTTTCGTTTCGATGGGTTAACAATACTAGCGGTATTAATATATAGCAATACCGCCAGTATTAATAAATCTTTGATTAATACTAAGAGTATGAATTTGATGTGATTTTATTTTTGTAAATACCAGTGCTACGCTTAAAAAAACAGCAGGAGGGATGTGCATGGTTCTGGATGAAGAGCGTATAAGCATGAAAATTCAGGCGATGGGGCGGGCGGTGATGGAATTGTCACTGGCTGATTTACCCATGACCCAGCAAAACATCATCGACAAGCTGAAGCAGTACCGGAAGGAAACAGGAAACGTGATAGGGAAGGGCGTGAACAGGGATGCGGCTGAGATAGTGCGGAAAGGCTTATAGATGGTTAACGGTGTCACCAATGGTAAATCGTTTACCAAGGATGACAGCGTTTACCAGAGGGATCGGGTTGTTTACCAGCTGGCGGGGAATAGACGCCGTTAATGCCAGCATCCCATAATATTCAATTGGTTACGCTGACGTGGTGGTGGTGGTCGAATGGGGATCGGCAGACACAAAAAAACCGGCACGCGGCCGGTTTTGTTTACAACTCTCGCTTGGCTGTAATTTTTATTGGATCATTCTTCTGAGCTGATGGCACCTGCAAAGGGCTGAGTCCAGCTTTGGAACAAAGCGAAGTAACATGCTCTTTCCAATACGGCCAAGCCGCATTGTTAATTATGTCATCAGCGCTAAACTTTTCTATCTCTTCGATTGTTACAACTGAGTCTGAGTCAAAAACAACATCGTGCTGAGCTTCAATTTCGAACAGAACTTTAGATGTTTCTGGATCTTGCCCTGCTTCAGTTGCTCTTATCGAACATTGCAGCCTGAAAAGACATGCGCATCGACTTATCTTAGTTAGCTCTTCATCTTCATACTTTTCAGCAACTTGTACGCTAACAATACGGTTATTCGAGTGAAGGGTTAGATCCATGCCCTCTAACATAAAAATGTTTGTGTCAGCATCAAAAGTGAGAGAAGACTTTCTCAACAGTACATCTTTTACTTCTCTTAAAATCATAATTTACTACCTAAGGCAATCGTTTCAATCATATGCCAAGTATTATGCTGAGTTGGTTCAGACACATAATTCTGGATGACGACTTTTACCGAATCTTCAGCAGGACTTTTCGCGTATTTAAGGTGACCAGTTTTTGAAACAAGATAAGTCTTTATCATCTCTAACTCGGTAGTGCGATTGGTATACTCTACGGTGGTTACGGCTGGACAACCTTTACGGAGAAACTCAAAAGCAGCGGGAACCGAGTAAGCCGTTCTTAAAAGCTTATCCAGCGCAAATGATTGCGTAACGTCACCATTTTCATATTTAGTAAACGCGTTTTTGCCCCCACCAAAAATGATTGCTGCTTCAGATTGGGTAAGATGTAAATCCTCTCTGATTGCCTTTATCTGACCGCCTGTAAGCAATCCATCAGCTTCTCGATAAAAATCAGTCATCTGGCGTTTGTTAAATTTTGCCTGCTGAACTGTCAGAGTTTCTGAGCCACATGATTCGCAAACAGATGCATGGAACGGGACCTCTTTTTTAAAACCCTCAAACTCCCTGAGGATTTTGGTTTTCGTTTCATGCAACCCTTCATCCCCGCATATTGGGCAGAGTGAATAACGTTTCATGATTTGTCCTTAGTTTTCAGTTGATTCATGCAATGAAATGACTGCTACCGTGTTTCCAGAGTCTAAAAGGCATACTTTTACGTATAACATAACTGTGCACTCGCAACGTTCGTGGGGTATGTACAATTGCGCAGGCACTACATAAGCATCACATGCAAATAGTCCTTTCGGAGCGTTACCATTGCACCACTGTGAGTTGATGTATCGCCCACCTTTTAAGGCTAGTTCTACGTATGTACGAACATCCCCCAGATCCACACGATGAAGTGCTAAAAAATCATTTGTCTTATGTGTAACAGAGTTTACTTGGCACCTTGCTAACTCCGCCAGGAGGTTAGGATACAGCGGGCCTCCCTCAATGATGCGCTCTTCGCCATCTCTCAAGGGCTCCTTTGGCGCACCAGTCTTATACCTACTACATATCTTTATTACCATTATGGTAAGTCCAGGGTGAAAATGTCAACAGGAAGAAGTCTCAAATATGTATGATATTGTTTGCACGGCATTCTGAAATTACTATTTGAATCAATAGTCTGTGCATTTTATATTTAGCACATTTAAACTAAACGCAACTTTGTCTCTACAGCAACCCCAATAATCCGGCAGTTACCATTAATCGGCACGAGTGGCCATTGCGGGTTAAGGCCCTTCAGGTACTTCTGCCCACCATCGATCACCAGCTTCTTAAATGTTGCCTCGTTCGAATCGGATAGCTTTGCTATTACCAGACTGCCGTTGATTGCCTCGCGCCCAGTATCGAAGAGGACAAAGGTTCCTTCTGGGATGCTAAGACCCGCCGGTGCTGTCATTGAGTCACCATCAACCTGCAGCCAGAACGCCTCCCCCTGAATGTGAGCATCTGATTCAAGCCAAAGGTCGATATCTTTAAGGGTGTACGGCTCAACAGCTTCACACCAGGCGCCCGCCTGAACTTTGCTAATCACCGGATATTTTGAGCCAGGTGAATAATGCCCTGCGAAAGAAGTATTTTCCGACGCCACCGAGCTCATATCAGAGATATCCTTCGCAAGTGACGGGCTGAAATCAGAGACACTAACCCCAAGAAGCCTGGCAAAGACCGATGCTACCGCTGTATTTAAGGCATTCCTTCCATTGAGGTAATGGCCGACGGCGCCCTGAGAAATGTCCAGCGCGTCCGCAATGGATTGCTGAGTAATACCCAGTTCTTTTTTCTTCGCTTCGTAAAGGGCTTTTAAACGCTGTGAATCAGCCACTTGAGCGGGGGTGAGAATCTTTTTCTTTTCCATTATCAGATATTAATACCAAAGCTCATATTTTAAAAATACCGCAGGTATTGCTTTATGTAATACTTCTGGTATTGTTTGGTTATGCACTCAAAGGAGCAACCACATGAAGATTTCTTTAGCTGAGTTTGTTGGCGAGGTAGGTCAGGCCAAAGCAGCTGACGCTATCGGTGTACACCAGACGGCAATCAGCAAGGCAATTAGGGTTGGGCGTCAGATTTTTATCAACCGACTGCCCGACGGGAAAATCAAGGCTGAAGAAATCAAGCCTTTCCCGCACAGCAAAACCCCGTAAGTACTACCGCTCTTTAACAACATGGAACCCAAATTTACTCGGCTGATTCGTCAGCCGACTCAACAACTTATTAAGGATTTTAACTAATGGAAAACACAACTACCCGAAACAAAGCCCAGGCTCGAAAAATTGAGTCCTGGATCCTGAATCAGATTGCTATGAAAGGCGCCTCAAACGTGGCCAAAGCGATCGGGATGGATAAATCAGGCATTACCCGCTGGAAAGAAAACATGCTGCCTAAGCTGGCGATGCTCTTAGCGGTTCTGGAGTGGGGTGTCGTAGATGACGACATGGCGAGACTGGCAAAGCAGGTTGCGGAGATTCTCTCAAATGAAAAGCCCCAAACGAGCGGTAACTCGTTCAGGGCTTAAGTCACTGTGTTACGCCAAGTAACGGGAGTAAGTATGTCAAAAATTCGCAAAAAGTACCAGGAAAAAGAGGAACGTCGCCATCCAGATTCACCAGATGGCCTGGTTGTCGCTGCCTCAAAAAACCGGGCGTTCGCTGAGCGCTTCGTTGGCATGGCAAGACTGGCACTGATTCAGGCAGGGGTGAAGCATGGGCGTCGTTAAGCATTTAGCAGACTACAGGCCGCCGCTGGAGGTCGTGGAGCATCGTGTGGCGCAACTGGAAGATGGGTTCACTCGCGTCGCGAATGAGCTTCTTGATGCCGTTATGGCTTCAGGTTTGAGCGAAACTGAGATGTGCATTGTGCTGGCCGTCTGGCGCAAAACATACGGCTTCAATAAAAAAATGGATTGGGTCAGCAACGAGCAACTTGAGCAGATGGTTGGTAAGCACCACACGCATTGCTCTACTGCCAAAAACCTGCTGATCGGCAAGAAGGTATTCATTCAGGAAGGCCGCAAAGTGGGCATGAATACCAATGTTTCCGAGTGGAAAACGAAGGTTAACGGATTCTGCAAAACATTAGCTAAACATGCTAAGAAAACCTTAGCGGAAGTTGCTAACGGAACTAAGCAGAAGGTGCTAACCACAAAAGACAATAATCAAAATACAGAAAAACAAGATCCCCCTAAATCCCCCCAGGGGGAAAACTCACTCGCTCAGGAAGTGATGGATTACTTCAACGAGCTAACGGGTAGTCGTTGTGCTGCACTGGCGCCTTTCGAGAAAGCTCTCTCCACGGTGAAGAGCAAAGACCAGTGCTACACCGCTGAAGAGCTGAAACTCGTTATCCGCTGGGCCCATGTGAACTGGGGTCACAGCTTCAAGCCAGAGAACCTGTGCCGTATGACCCGCTTTGATGGATACCTGTCAGACGCCCTGATATGGGCAGATGGTCATGGAAGCAACCCGAAAGCCTGTCCGCACGAAGAGATCATCAAGCTCTGGAATGAAAAATTCCCTTCGAAGGCCGTTTCGATGCATGAGTGGAACCGCCGCCGCCCAGCCTATCGAGACCTGGAAGCTGTGTGGAACGGCAAAACCACCCAGGGCAACTGGCGAGAACTGAAGCACATGGGAATGGCCTTCGAGCTGATTAGCAAGTCTTCCCTGTTCGGCACCAGAGGCGATCAGCCATGGCTGACTCTCGACTGGATACTGAATCCGAAGAACTGGGGATCTGTCTACGAGCAGGCTATCAACGAGCACCGTGAGCGCAAGGGAGTCAAAGCATGAGCCGTTTTATTGATTTATACGTTGAGCAGGCCGTCATCGGCGGGATCATGCTCGCAGCGGGCCGCACAGACGGCGTTGACATGGCGACTGACGCGATTGAGGGGCTGACTGAGGACCACTTCACAGCAACGCCTCACAAGGTGGCTCTGCGGTCCTATAAGCGCCTTAACGAATCCGGGGAGAAGATAGACCTGCTGACACTGACCAGCGATCTTGAACAACTCGGGGTTCTTGAGAGTGCGGGTGGGTTCGCTTACCTGGCTGAATGCAGTAAAAACACTCCGTCTTTCGCAAACCTTGCAGCCTACTGCGAAAAGCTTCGTGAAATGTACCTTGGTCGCCGTATGACCCTGGCGTTACAGGTCGGGATCCAGAAGCTGTCCGAACCAACTACCGAGGGTATTGCTGACATCATTGGCAACATTCAGGCCGACATCTCTGGAATTGAGCACAGCGCTGACTACGGAACTGAACACATCACCACCGGGATCGACATGTCTCTTGAGACTATCCAGTCGATTATCAGTGGCGATATCTGGAAGCACAAAACCGAGCTGGGCATGGCGACCATCGACAGCGCTTTTGGCGGGTTCAACAACACCGATTTCATCGTGGTTGGCGGTCGCCCGGGCATGGGGAAAACCATGTTCAGCACCACCGTGACCGAGACTGTCGGCCTGAAAAACAAAAAGCCTGTGCTGTTCTTCAGCCTGGAAATGCCAGTTGATCAGATCTCCGAACGTGTCGCGTTCCACCGGGCCCGGGTGAGCAAAGAGGATTTACTCAGCAAGCAGAGCGGCGTGATGGATGGTGCCTGGGGAAAGGTCGGCCACTGCATGAAGGATTTCATCGAAGCCCCGATCTATATCAACGACAAGCCATCCCTCAGCGTTCATCAGGTGCGAGCGGAAGCCAGGCGAATGAGCAAGAAACTGGGTGGACTTGGTGTGGTCATTGTCGATTACCTCCAGAAGATGCGCATGTCTGACCCTGAGAACATGAACCGCAGCGTAGGGGAGATCGCCACCGGCCTGAAAAACCTGGCGAAAGAGTTGCGTTGCCCGGTCATCGCACTGGCTCAGCTTAACCGTAAGGTCGAAGAACGTGCTAATAAGCGCCCGGTCGCAGCTGACCTCCGCGAGTCCGGTGTTATCGAGCAGGAAGCCGATGTGATTTTCATGATCTACCGGGATGAGAAATACAACCCGAACACCGAACTGAAAGGCATAACCGAAATCATCTGTGTGAAGTCCCGCCATGCGCCGGGGGCAGAAAAGACCTACCACTTCAGCAGCCGCTACTCCGGCCTGGACCCGGTAGATTTCACCTACAGCGGCCAGATGCAACAGGAGGCTGACTATGAGTGCTAAGACGATGAAAGGCAAACAGGCAATTCTGCGTTATCTCGAAACGCACCAGACCTTCACAGCGAAGGATGTGGCCACAGAGTGCGGCATGACCATCAACTGCATCACGAAGAACGCCATCGATCTGGAGCGGGCCCGCAAGATTGTGCGTGTCAGCAAGGTCTGGCGAACGGTGACTTATCGCCTGGCGACGTCGGAAGAGCAGGACGGCACCGCGCGCAGCTGCACCAACGGAATATTTCAGGAGTGCCGCAACAGTCAGGCGATGAAGCGAGTATTGATGGTTTGGGGGAGGGTAGGGGTATGAAACAGAAATTTATCGAGTGGTTTACCAAGAACAACAACGGTTGCTCGCCAGCGATGGAAGACGACAGAAGCTTTGTGTACGAGATGACGCAGCACATGTTCGAAGCGTACCAGGCTGGCGTGGCTGAAGGTGAAGCCAAGTGCGCGGCGCTGGCTGCTGAATTGAACGTGGTCGAAGCCATTCACAACGATGCGGTGTTTATCACCGATGACCACTATGAGCAGTGCCCGGCAGAAGTTCAGAAGATAATTCGATCGCTGGCCGTGATGCAGATTCCTGCGTACCACGCTTTCCTGGATGAAGTGCGGGCGCAGGGTGTGGAGATGTTTGCCGCACATAAGCGAGAACGACAGCAGGCTCTGCGTAGCCGAAGCATGAGGATGTCTGAAGAGGCTGCTGGCATGGCCGCAGATGCTGAGAACTTCGCCGACGAGCTTCGCAAAGGAGTGCAGTCATGAGCAATCTACTCCCATGCCCATTTTGTGGTGGCGTAGCGCATGTCGCAAGTGAAGCAGACCATCCAGAATATGGCTCTGGCGGTCGATTCTATTTCGTTCGCTGCGGTTCGTGCCGCGCTCAATCCGGTAGCAAATATGCCGGGCCAGGCAATGACTGCCCGATTTTTTATTCAGAGGTTAGAGCAGAGTGGAATCAACGAGCAGAAGGATCCGCCCAATGAGCAACATCAACAAACAGGAGCTGCGTGAAGCGGCGGAGAGAGCAGAATCCGATAGTTGGGGTTATGATCGCGATGAATTCAATGAGGCTCTAACCCCGTCCACCGTGCTGGCGCTGCTGGATGAGCTGGAAGCCGCAGAGAAGCGCATAGATATCCTCCGCCAGGACAAGGACAAGGTTATCGATATGAGCACGGAGCGCGTAAGCAAACTGCTGGCTCGCGCTGAGGACGCAGAGAAGCGGGTAGCTGAACTGAAGGCGCGCGAGGTGAAGCTCCCGCAGCGCTACAGCATGCTTCATCGAACTGATTTCGACGAGTCGTATCAAGCGCAAATGGTTTATAAGCAGCATCAAGTGCTTGAGGCGCTGCACGACGCTGGCATCCGCATCAACGGGGAGGACTAACCCATGACATTCACCAAAGAGAGACTGACGGAATTATCCAGACGTGAAAATGTCGGGGCTATTCTCGGCGAAGAAATTGCAGAGCTGGCCCGTATCGCGCTGGCATCGCTCGAAGCGGCGCCTGTGGCGTACATGTACAAAGATAATCTTCACTCAGATGCTCGGTTTAGCCTGCATACCAGATTTGGCAACTGGTCTCAGGAAGATATCAACGAGTACGAAATTACAGAGATTCCACTCTACACCGCCCCGCCAGCGCCGGTATCTGTGCCTGATGAAGTCATCAGCGCCGTAGAAAACTTGAAACGGACTCTGGTTAACTGTAACCGCTACAACTACTGCTCGGATGCTGTTAAGCGCCTAGAGGGAGCCTGCCGCGCCGCCATGCTTCAGGGTGCCGATGGTACCCTCACCAATGAAGGTACCATACCAGCCAATACGCCATGCAAGGATGCGCCAGAGCATATCTGGCTTCAGACTGCTGGGGTATGGCCGGAGAATGGCGAGTTCAGTGAATTAACATGGTGCAGCGGCAATCAGCACAAGGACGACACGCTTTATGTTCGCGCTGACGTCGTGACTGGCAACTCTCCGGTGATTCCGGATGGTTGGGTAGCTTGCAGTGAGCGGATGCCTGAGGATGGGGAAAAGGTCTTAACATCATTCAGGGGAGGGATGAGAACTGCGGTTTGCAAGGTGGTTGACGTGCTAGGGCATAAGATATTCGTGGATGAGTTAACTCTTTTTAATGGAGTGCCAGCCGACCATTGGCAGCCACTGCCAGCAGCACCGCAGCAGGAGGCCGACAATGAGTAGTCTCAACGTTATTGCGGCCAGAGCCAGATTGATTTCATGGAAAAGACAGTTTGGCCCGTTTGTCAGATGCCCTGAATGCTTTCACGGGATCGCTAAATGTGGGCTATGCAAAGGTTCTGGCAAGGTCATTCAGGAAGATATCGACGCATGGAATAACCCGATAGCAAAATTCAAGCGGCAGGAGGTGAAGTGATGGGCAAGTTTACTTTCGTCATTGAGTTCGAAGAAGGCAAGGAGCCGCCAGTGCATGCCCATATGGAAGCTTTGGGCGGGAAGGTTGTAGCGGTCGCGTTCCGGGATGCATTGAGCGAGGGTAATCCTGCGCAGACGATCACTACCCATCCTCAGGTGCTTAGTGAGATGCGGTGCTTTATCTGCAATGGTAAGCATCCTATCGGTGTCGCCTGCCCACTCAGTTCGCCATCAGTGGTATCGCATAATGCCTGACCCATTAGACGCATAACAAACAGGCCTCTTCGGAGGCCTGATTACACAGCACGAAATGTTAATAAAGAAAAGAAGTAAAAGCTCAATATTTATACATAACTTATTGAAAAGGAAATCAAATGACCACTATCGTAATAGACCACGAGGTGCAAGACGACAAGATTCACATGATAGAGGAATTGCTACATGACGTAGCGCTACGTGACGTTAACTGGAGCGGCGCAAAGTTCGAAATTGAGCGAGGAGACTTTACCTGCATTCCAGACGATGAAAGCGCTGATGCTGTAAAATTGCTCAATAAGATACAGGAAATAATCTCCGGTTACTGACCCTCCTTAAATTGATTTTCAAGAATCAAGCAGCCATAATCATGTCATCGGAGCCTGAACAACTCCGGTGACTTCTGCGCATTTAAGGGGACTTAAATGCGACCACAATCTGAACTCCTCACCTTGTCACAGATGCAGAAATGCACCTGCGATTCTCTGCATTCTGCGTTACCTCTCGGAGGTGGCGTATGAAGCAGCAATTCCATCTCGTCAACGACGCCATCAAGCAAAACGCTATCAACTTCATCCGAGAGCTACCGGTGGACGCCAAGCGCCCGTTAGTTCTCGATATCAAGGAGATGACTCGCACCCTCGATCAGAACAAAAAAATGTGGCCGCTGCTTAAAGACCTTTCCGACCAGGTTACGTGGTTTGGCAATAAGTACGATTCTGACGACTGGAAAGACCTGATCACCGCAATGGTTGCCAAGTCCAAAAAGCAAGAGCAGCGCATGGCACCCGGCCTTGATGGTGGCGTTGTGATGTTCGGTCAGCGCACCAGTAAGATGACTGTCCGCCAGATGGTCGAGGTGATTGAGGCTATCTACTGGTTTGGAACTCAGCAGAACGTCAAATTCAGTGAAAAATCTCGCCTCGAAATTGAATGGGCAAAACGCTGGGGTGAGCGCAATGAGTAGCCCACTTTCCCGCGTCATCACAAACGAAATCTTCCGCGTCCCGGCGCGCCGCCAGCGTAAGCCAGCGGTTAAGCCGTCCGACATCCCGACACTGAAAGGCTACACCGCCCGCCTGGTGGATCAGAAATGGCTGCGTCTCGCAGCGAGGAGGCGCCATGTGTAAACCATCCCGCCGTAAGTGCAAAGTATGCGGTGAATACTTCGTGCCGAAATTCCACGACATCCGGATCCGCTGGTGCAGCCCGGAGCACGGCGCAATCCTCGCAATGGAAGAACGCGAGAAGGAGAAGGTGAAAGCCGCCGCTAAGCGCATCAAGGAGCAGAAAGAGGCAGAGAAGGCCGGGCGCAAACGCCGCAAGGAACGCCTGGCAGAGCTACGGCCTGCCGGGTACTACAAGGCGCAGGCTCAGCAGGCATTCAACGCCTACATCCGTGCGCGCGACGCCGATTTGCCATGCATCAGCTGCGGAGAGACCAATCCCCCGGATCTGCACGGCGGCCAGTGGGACTGTGGCCACTTCAAAACGGTCGGCGCTAACCCTGAACTGCGCTTTGAAGAGCGCAATGCCCATAAACAGTGCAAACCCTGCAATGCCGGGGCAGGCAAGTACACCGCCAAAGAGGCGACGGTCGCGCAGCAATACGAAGCAGGTCTGGTCGCTCGATATGGTCAGGAGTACGTTGACTGGCTCAACGGCCCCCACGAAATGACTAACTACCGCCGTGAAGACTTCATCCGCATCCGCGATGAGTACCGCGCGAAGTTGAAAGCATTGAAACTGCAGGAGGTCGCATGATTTACGACCTCAAACTTCCGCACTGGGCCTCTTTACTGAACTGTCCATTCTGTGGTGGTGATGCAGAATTGATTGCAGATGGCGATGGTGTTTACGCCGGATGCACTACCAAGCAGTGCCTGATCAAGCCCATAACTGATACCTATCTTACAAAGCGAGATGCAATCCGCGCCTGGAATCGGAGGCCATCATGACACGGGAGCAAATAGACCGATACGAGGAAGAAAGCGTTAAGCGCGCCAGCATGCCGCCAATAGCAAAGCACAGCCAGACCAAAACCAACCAGCCACATAAGGAAGCCGCATAATGAAACTGGAATTAACCAACGACCAGCATCAATGGGTAGACCAGTGGCTCCAGTTGTGGGGCGCATGGTGCCAGACCGGCAAGATTGATAAAGCGATGATCAACATGATTGCCAGATTCATGGCTACCGTCGAGCCCCAGCAAGCATCACGGCCGGTATGTAGTGATGATGACGGAATGCTCATTGATGCTGTCATTCGCCACTACCTGAAGAATGTGGATGAAAATGCCTGGCGGGTTATCTTCGCCTACTATGTCTGCAACTCCAGCGAGATCCGAATTGCATCATGGCAGCATGCAGTAAGTAAGCCTCGCCTTATGAAGACGCGTGGCGGCAATCAGTACAAACACCCAAGCATCTCGACAATCCGTAGAGAGGTGAAGCAAATCATCAATGCTTCATTGTTCTGTTTATACCAACCGCTTCAAAATGCGTTTAACGATCGCGAAAATGTGAGGAAAATTGCAAATAAATCACACAACGTGCTTGCAATTTAATGAACAAATGAGCAAACTAATTCGTATATGTTGCCATTGTTGTGTGTGACATGAATGAATACCAAGCCCCGCCATCGTGCGGGGCTTTTTCGTTTCAGGGTCAGAAGCACAGCGGTTGTGCGTTCGGCTGTTAACCGAATGGTCGAAGGTTCGAATCCTTCCTGTCCCGCCAAATTCGCCTGTAGCTCAGAGGAAAGAGCAACCGCCTTCTAAGCGGTTGGTCGCTGGTTCGAATCCAGCCAGGCGAGCCAAACCCAGCCAGGGTATTTACGGCCAGAGAGCCGACATTGCCTTACCCTCATCTTCCCGGCCTGTCGCCGGGTTTTTTATTTGCGATGTCCGGTCGTTGTTTCCTGGCATCCTTCCACTCTACACAAACAGCACCCCGTTCTTTCGGAGGTGATATGGCTAAACGTATGCAAGATAAAGAAAGCATTGCCGGAGTGTCATGGCTGATTGTCCTTGCTCTGTCATGCTGGGGCGGCCTGGTCCGATACCTTATTGACGTTAAGCAGAACAAAGCCACCTGGAGCTGGATCAACGCGCTGGCGCAAATTGCAGTGTCCGGCTTTACCGGTCTCATTGGTGGACTGATCAGCGTTGAAAGCGGGCTTAGCCTTTACATGATTCTGGTTACGTCTGGCATTAGCGGCGCGATGGGCTCCGTAGCGCTGACGTACTTCTGGGAACGACTGACGGGGATGAAGAATGCAAACCAGTGATAAAGGCATTGCCCTGATCAAGCAGTTCGAAGGCTGCAAACTCACCGCCTACCAGGACAGCGTCGGAGTCTGGACGATCGGTTACGGCTGGACTCAGCCTGTCGACGGTAAATCAATCCGCGCCGGGATGACGATTAAGCAGGAAACAGCAGAACGTCTGCTGAAGACCGGACTGGTCAGCTACGAAAGCGACGTGTCCCGCCTGGTCAAGGTTGGCCTGACTCAGGGGCAATTCGACGCCCTGGTGTCATTCACGTACAACCTCGGCGCCCGGTCACTGTCGACATCGACCCTTCTGCGAAAACTCAACGCCGGTGATTATGCTGGCGCTGCCGATGAGTTCCTGCGCTGGAATAAAGCTGGCGGCAAGGTCCTGAATGGGCTGACCCGTCGGCGTGAGGCGGAGCGCGCTCTGTTCCTGTCGTGATTGGCGCACTGGTTAAGCGTTACTGGCTGCAACTGATTGTGGTGTCGGTAATCGGCGTGCTGGCGTTCTTCGTTAACCACTACCGCGACAACGCCATCACCTATAAAGACCAGCGCGACAAAGCCACCAAAAGTCTCCGCCTGGCTAACGCCACTATCAAAGACATGCAGACCCGCCAGCGTGATGTCGCTGCACTGGATGCCAAATATACGAAGGAATTGTCCGATGCGAAAAAAACCATTAACGATTTGCGTCGGGATGTCGATTCTGGCGCTAAACGGCTGCGCATCGCCGCAACCTGCCCTGGAGTGCCCAAAGCCACCTCCACCTCCGGCGTGGATGATGCAGGAGCCCCCGAACTTACTCCAGACGCTCGGCGGAATTATTTCGATCACCGGGACGGAATCGCAACCGCTGACAAAATGATTCGCGGCATGCAGGACTACATCAAAGAGCAGTGCCTCAAATAACAGCCTCGCATCCGCGGGGCTTTTTTGTATCCGAATTTCACCGCGCATCTCACGCGCACTTCACCACTCAGAACCTTTCAGGATGACCCTTGAGGATGCCGGCTGGCTGTCGGAGCCTCTGAGGGCCGGATTTCCTGTGAGACAAGGTTCATCACTAAAAGGTAATTACCGACGTGACAAAACAAACCGTGAATGTCTACGGCATTTCTGTCCGGGTTGACTCCGCAGGGAGATATAACCTGAACGATCTGCATGCGGCAGCCGTTGCCAATGGTGAGGCGACAGAATCACAGAGGCCGAATAAATTCATACGAAGTGCGGCGGTAAAGCGCTTTGTTTCTGCACTGGATTCCAGAGGACAAAAATGTCGTCTGGAAGAAAATCAATCACTTAACATTGTGAATGGTGGTGTTAACCAAGGCGTCTGGGCTGCCGAGTTGTTAGCTATTCGCTATGCGGCATGGATTAGGCCTGAATTTGAAATCCGCGTTTATGAAACATTCCGCGAGGCTGTGCTTAATGGGCTTAGCAATATGAACCGGCTCAATCGCCTCGACCTGCTGATCGCCAATGAGACCAAAGAGGTCAGCGCATGTGCCCGGGCAATGAATAAGTGGGGCGTCGGTGGTCGCAAGAAGCTTCTCAATTGCGCTCGTGAGCGGATCGTCAGCCAGATGGACCCTGACATGGTCACGCTTATGGAAGCGAAAGCAGGGTAGCCAACGCAGAATTGCGTCGGCAAATAGCGGCATTACAGAAGCTCTTCACTGAGGGGCTTCGATAATGATCTGTGTAACCCCGCAAGGATGGTGATCACATCTTGCTGACGGGTAAGCCGTAAGTGGCTAAGCA